CTATTTGCATTTCTTTGCCGTAGATCGCACCTGGCACATTGGCTACCCAAGAACATTCAAATTCCTGTTCGTACTGATCATCGGTCATCATGACCTTGGCGGCATCCAATTCTTCTTCGTCTAATATTCCTGTTTCTGATGCCTTATATAATATCGTATACCAATCATCTTCATTTGATGCTTTTTCATAATAGTCAAAAAACATATTGTGCCCTCTAGGAGTTCCTATAAACACACACCAACCTTTTCTATCTGAAAGTGCTGGTCTAATAATCTCTGGAAAGATGGGCTCTGGCATATCAGCCACCTCATCCATAATACATCCATCTAAATAAATACCTCTAAGGCTGTCAGGGTTCTCAGCTCCTAGAAGAGATATACGAGCTCCATTTGGAAGGTCGCATCTTAATTCTGTTTCGTGATACCTTACTCCAGGTATCTGCTCCGTAAATTGCTTTACATAATCCCAAGCAACAGCTTTTGCCTGTCTGTATGTGGGAGCAAGATAAGCAAAGCGAGGGTTAGTTTTATCGCATAGTATTGCTGCTCTAAGGACATGGTTTATTGCCATGACTGTTTTACCAAATCGTCTATGACACACTACAACGCCCCATCTATACTTATCTAAGGCATAATGTAGTTCTGCCTGTAATGGTCTTGGCGTATATGGTATGACGATCTCAGTCACTGTTAGACACTCCTCTGTTTGGTTATAACGCACCTCCAGCCGCTCCCGTTTCTTTGGGGGTGTAGGGGTCGTAATGGCTGAAAACATACCCCCCATGCTTAATTATTTATTGTTGCGGGTACAGAGCCCGAAACATATGGCTATTTACTGCCGATAATCTACAGCCAGAGAAGATATAGAGAAGATAATCACAAGCTTGGCCTATATTATCTGCATCCTCGTGCGTGCGAGTGCTGACACACAGCGTTAAACACACACACTATTCACTAGGCTTTACAAGCTTCATGACTTGAGCAGTATTAGTACCATTACTCTCATCATCAGCAGTATTCTGCCATGATAAGGTTATGACACCAGTGTCCTGTTTAGTATCAGCTTTGTTTGTAAGACCTTTAGGCTGCATCTGACGAGCTCTTTTATCTAGCCAATACGATGCCTTATCTCGTCTTAAAACTTCACTGTGCTTCTCTTTAGCGTCTTCTGGGAATGGTTCATTCCATATATCAGCTATCTGATCCATTAATACTTCTGATTGAGCAGCTCTTGCTCTAGCATATCTTTCATATGCTTCTTCAGTATCCTGGCAATGCCGCAGCACAGTTCTCCAGGAAGGCAAGTGAGTGTCTTTACATATAGATGTTAAACTCTCACCAGATACAATACGATCTAATACTTCAGTAAATTGTTTTTCTGATAATCGTTCTTTTTTAGGCATATATAGCTACCTCTAAAGCTTCTGATTTATTAATAAATACTGTTGATTTAAATCGTTGTTACTAGGACTGACATTTATAAGAAAGGGAGGGAGATGAAACACCAGCCCTAGATTACAATGTTTATAACTACCTATAATTATGAGGAGAGGAGAACAGATAGCTATCCAATGTTATATAATTAATAACACTATTCGTATCATTCGCAACATTAAATGACATTTCGTGTAAATATATGTTGACAGTATCTGTCACGCATGCAATAACAGTTATGTAAGGTGTTTCTTACAAAACAAAAACGGAGATAAAATTATGAGAAAACAAATAACAAAATTAAAAGCTGGTCACTACATCTATAAAGACTTTGATATCATTTGGCATGATGCTGATACTGATAATGGTTTTATTAGCAAGTGGTTTATTAACACTCCTACATTTCAATTAGTAAAAACTACTAACACAAAAAAAGAAGCTTTTGAATTTGTAGATAATTATTTAGTTGATGGATTAACTAAATGGGAGGTTCAATAATGTATAAACAAAATAAAAAATTTAGAGAAGGTCGTATTAGAATTAATACTGATCCTAATGGCTTAAGTAATAAACAGGGTATTGATTTTGATATTGCTTTTATTGAAATGCTTTTAAAAGGTAAAAGTTTATATACTCAAAAAGCTGTTGATCAAGCTGCTAGATTAAGAAACCAATTAAAAGAATTAAAAGCAACAAAAAAAATGGGAGTAAAATAATGGAAATATATGAAGCTGTAATGATTGCCGAAGGTGCTGCTAATGCTGATGATATAACTGAAGAAAGATATCTTGAAGCATGGCAGCTGCTAGTTGATACAGGACTAGCTTATCAATTACAAGGTTGGTTTGGTAGACAAGCTAATGGTTTAATAGAAGCTGGCGTTATAAATGGGAGGGCTGCATAATGAAAAATAACAATTATAAAATAGTAAGATACTTTCAAAATGCAGAGATAGATAGCCAGGTAATGTATACTGGCTTAACTCTTGAAGAAGCTATAGATCATGTTAAAATGCCTTATACTAAAGAGCCTGGTGTATGGTTTGATAGCTACACAAAAGAGATATCACATACTTATTACAGTTCTTTAGATGAAAGGATTGAAGCAAATTATCCCTATAAATAAGATCCACTTATATAACGCAAATTAAAGAGCTCTTACAGGGCTCTTTTTTTTATGTTCTAATGTTATTTGTAGTTGGTAATATAACTTTATAATCGCATCGATAAGCTTTCTTCTAACGGTCCTATGATCTATGGCCATAATCTTTGCTACTCTATGCCAATTAGGACCACGCTCTCTGTATCCAATGCCTTTATTTTTATCGTTAATAATGGAGCTGTGTGCTACTGCCCAGATAAGCTTTCTGTCATCCAGGTTGATCATGGATGATAACTCTAATGCTTTATCATAGTGATCTATCTGTTTTGCTGATGCTCTTATTTGTGGTTTAGCTCCGCTATCCCATCCATAAGCATCCCAAGCTATTTTATGATCAGGCCAATAAGATAGTTTCTGTTTACGAAAGACAGCTGGCAGTATTTGCTCTATGTATGCAGCTTCAATAAAAAAATCATAAAGCTCTGCTACATCATGTTCGTGGAACAGCTTTGATACCAAGAAATTTCTCCATTTTGGTTAACCATAAATTCTTTTGTTTATCATTCAGGTTTGATGCGTTTTTCAGGAGAGAAGCATATTTATCTCTAGATAGATTTTTATCTAGCTGCTTGAATACACGCTTCCATCGAAAGTCTAGCGTGCCAATTTTTTGTCTGCTTGATTTTGCTGCTGAGTAATAAGGGTTGAGCTCTTTTGCTACATCCTTAATAATTTTATCAGCTCTAGCTCTGCTATTAATAGCTTGAGAGCTGTTTAGATTGCTATGATCTTTATTTCTATAATTTGTTTTGGTGGGTTGATTAGCGATCCCGCTATATATAGCACCATCGGTATCATATTTCGATTTAACGGTCAAGGTGCTCTCTTCTTTGGTGCTGTTTTCTGTAATACCTTGCTGCTTGTCGAAGCAATCTTTCCTCATCGGTTCGCATAACAATCTGTCGTTCATTGTTATTACCCAGGTACTCTCGTGGCGATAATGTGGCTGCTTGCAAACAAAACATTCTCCTAGCGGCAGCTCTGTGCCTTGCTGTTTTCTTTTTGAGACCTTCTTTCGCATACATTACAAACTCCTTAGTAAATACCATTTTTTAGCAATGGTTAATGCAACATCTAACCAGGTATAGTTTGATAAAGCTTTTTTTGCCTTGTTTGGAAATTGTGGGTTAGTTAATGATCTTGCTACATCCACCGAAGTAACATCTTTTTCTTTTTTTAATCTTTTTAATTCCTCTGTAGCGATAAGTAATGCTTCCAGAGCTTCGTCTATTTCATGCTCCCGCTGCACTACCCTCTCTTTAGGAAAAGAAGATAATTTATTAAGCATCTTTTCACTAAGTACAGGCATTATCTTTTAAGCCACATTTGTAACATCTTCATTTTCTTTTTCTGGTAGATCATAAAAATCATTTGGTTTTACCATTCCCATTGTAAATTCTTGTATGTTCAACATGATTTCTTCAGCTGGTCTGGAAAAATCTTTATGTTGAAAAGGCAAACAATACCTTCTAGCCACTGTTGCATGTGACACCCCTATCCCATTTGCCAAAACTGAGTATGACATTGGTTTTCCGCCACGCTTCTTTGTTTGTCTCCAATCCTCTAATCGCATCTTATACATCTCCATGTGTCATAATGTGTTACATAGTATGACTATTCGCTTGACAGATCAAGTCAATGTCAAATATAGTTTGACAGTTGCTGTCAGTATGCTAAGCATAATAGTCCGTATTGATTGCGATTTTTAAATAGCAAAACATACACAACAGGAGGTTGTAATTGACATGGATATAAAAGCAAAGTTGGATAACTATGATAAACTGCGTGACGATATAACAAATATTGAAAACGCTCATAAAGATAAAAAGGGATTATTGATCATGATGGCCGAACAGAAAATAAAACAGGAAGCTAATAAAGTAAGTTTGCTTCAGGTTGCTGCTAACAATAAGGGGATTACAAATTTAGAGTTAGCTACACAGTTAGACAAAAGACCAGAAAGTATTTCTCGTCATATGAATAACAAAACACAAATTAGCATAGAAGACGCTGAGATGTATGGAAAAATATTAGACATACCTCCAGCAATATTATTATTTCCGCCTGATCCTGTAAAAATAAAAGGTTATTTAAATTTTACTCCTAATCCAAAAAACTTTGATCAGCCTGATGTACTTGATGTTGAAGTTATAGAAGAAGAAAGATTTGCAATACCGCCTGTTAATTTACCTAACTGTGAATTGATGCTATCTAATGAAGAAGGTCATGATTGTTGGGATAAAATAATTATGCTTGATACAACGCCAGGAGATCATTATTTAGAAAAAAATTGTTATGTTCGTATGACTGAAAAAACTGCTAAAAAACATAAAGTTAGGCCTGTTGGATTTTATAAACCTTTTAAAGAGCCGCTTGGAAAATTATCTTTACTTGTACCTTTTACTGATAAAGTTTTATCTGGCTGTGAAGTAGAAGAAGTATACCAGGTATTTGCCACTGTTGATGGTAATTCACATAGATCGGTATGGATGATATCTAAAGATAATTATGCTAAGAAACCAGTTACATCTGAAGATAGTCCAGCATGGGGACAACATAAAAAGTTATAACATTAAAAAATAATGTAATTTAAGGGAGCTATATGCTCCCTTTTTTATTGCCTATACTTATTAAGCAATAGTAAATGATAGCTAATAACATTTATTATTGACATTCAATGTCAAATCAAGTTATCTTCCAAATCAATTAAAGATACGGGAGATATCATGGAAGGGAAATTATCAACACCAGATTGGGCAAGTAATTTAAATTACTATCATCATAGCAATGTTAAATCAGCACCTTTTCACCTTCATGTATTTGATAAATGTTATAAAAGACCTTTAGTAAAAAAAGCATGGGAAGTTATAAAACTTTCTGAAGATAAAGAGCAAATACAAGAAGCATGGAGAACCGTTAAACTACTTCAAACTAAGTCAGCACCCATGCAAGCTGGCACAACAGTTCAAAAATTAGTAGACGCTAAACTAATAACTGAAAATGAAGACGATTACAAAACAGCCAAAGAAGAATTTTTAGCCTATGAGCCAGTAGATTGGGATGTGAGGGATAGTTTTAAACATCACTATTATTCTGATCTTATTGAAATAGTTGCAGAGAACGCTATTTCTGGTCTCAAAGAGGTAAGTCAGCAGCTCGGATTAAATCAATTCCTTGGGGAGAAGGAATATCTATTCGAGCTGCCTGGCTGTGCTTTGCCCTATAGCGGTAGAGAAGATTTTGAGAGCGGTCATATAGAATTAAAAACTGTATGGCCAACAGCAAATGAAAGATCAAAGACTGGGTTTTATAAAAAACCTTTACCAAAAGAACCGTTAGATAGTTGGTTAGGCCAAGTAGCTGGTTATTGGTATGCGTCAAAAAAATCACCGACTATTGTTGTCGCCAATGAAGATGATTATGTCATTTTTAATTCTGATAATTGTTCGAAACTTTCTGATGAATATTTAGATCAAGTTATGGGATCGGCAATAGTTACTTGTAAGAGACGGGAAAATATTTTGAGAAAAGCAAAAAATGTTAAAGAGCTTTTTGAATTGATAGAACCTGATTTTAGTGATTGGCGATGGAATAACATGAACCCTGATCAAAGGGATTTAGCAAAAAAATTATGGGGATACAAATGAGAAAGATTAATTGGGATTGGACACCTCCAAGGTGGGCACAATATTTAATAGTTGTGGTTGTTGTTTTTCAAGTGTGGATGTTTTTAGGAGTGATTGGATGAGCTACATGGAATTTTTAAGAATAGTTTTTTTTGGTATGGCAGCAGTTTTGTTAGCAATTTGGATAATAGATATGACGGTGTCGATATGATGGAAATTCAATTAGAAAAAACGCTTTTTGATTTAATGACCACTTCTTGCAGAAATAAAAGGGAAGAAGCATTTATAGATTTTCACGAAGACAATCCAGAAGTTTATGAATTGTTTGATCAATTTTGCAGAGACTATATTAGCAAAGGTAAAACAAAAATATCAGCTGCGATGATTATAAACAGAATTAGATGGGAAAAGGAAGTTATGACGAGTGATGATGAATTTAAAATCTCAAATAATCATCAGCCGTATTATGCACGGGAGTGGGTAAAGAAAAATCCACAATACAAAAGTTTTTTTAATTTTAAAAAGGTAGAGGGAGAAAATGAAAGAGTTATTTGAAACACTATATAATATTGATGTTACTAAAATGAAGGAAAAGAAAGGTAAGTTTGATTATGTTTCTTGGCCTAATGCCTGGAGGATACTTGCTACATCTGATGTTGTAAAAAGTTTTGAATATAAAACAATAATGGACCAGACTACAGGCCTTCATTATTTTAAGGATCAAGATACCAAAGAAGTATACATACAAACTGAATTAACTGTTAACGGGATGACTATACAATGTCAGCTGCCTGTTACAGATTTAAAAAACATACCAATTAAAAATCCTCAAATGCATCAAATTATAAATACTGAAAAAAGATGTTTAGTTAAAAACATTGCATTGTTTGGATTAGGTTTAGACTTATGGATTAAAGACGCTTTGTCCGATCTAGACGCTACAGAAAAAAATCAGAAGCCTGGTAACTTGGATGCTAGCAAGAGTAAACCTCGCACTGATACCAGTGAAGCTTCAGCAAAGGGAATTAAGGTTGATCAATCCTTGTCTCGCCCTTCTGTTGAAGCTTCTCTGGAGACTAAAGAAGTTGAACCACCTTCGTTAGAAAGTTGGGATGATGAATTTATATTGCAAGATTTTGGAAGAACAACAAATTTTTGGGATGATACAATGAAGTATTGGGGAACACTGAATAGTGCTGATGCTTTAGTCTCTTCCATGAAGCAATACAGGAAGCTGCATTTAGCGACAAACAAGCAGTACAATATTATAGGTAAGAAAGTTACCAAATTTTACACAGATAAATATAAACAATTACAATAGGAGTAGAAATGGGAAAACCACATTTTTCAAACAGTAAGTTACAATTAAAACAATCAATGAACGCTAACGAAGGTTATTCAGGTGCACTATGGTTAAACTTAGGCGATCCAAAACTGGAAGCAGCTGTTGTTAACAAATTATCACAAGATGGAAATTCTTTAGGAATAAAAATTAGCAGTAAAAATGCTGATGCGGGTTATCCAGAGGTAGCACAATTTAATTTATTTCCAAATGCAGATGCTGTTGAAGCTGCTGAACCATTTGATGATGCAATACCTGGTTTCGATGAAGACGCTATACCAGGCTTTGATGATTAATGTCATGGAAGAAACAGTTCACAAGAGTATTTTATTATCCGTTCCAGAAGCAGCAGAAGAGCTCTTCGGATCAAGCAGTGAAGGTAACAGGGCCAGAGTTCGGAAGGCTATCAAAGAAGGGTCAATACCAGTTAAGCAAATTGGAAAAAGAAGTTTTATTGCAAGAAGTACAATCGCAGAATTTTCTTCTGTGGGCAGTGCCTGGAGAGATTAGACTTTTAATTAGAAATAGCAGCGATGATGAGTTTATATATTATCGCTGCCCAGCTAATCCTACTAAAATGAGAAATATAGCAACGAAATTCTTAATTGCTGCTTCTGAAGCAGAAAATGAATTTTGGAATGATTTGTAGGGGAAATCGACCTTCATAGAAGCTCATAGAGAGCCTTTTAATATAGTTTGAATACTAATTGATGTCGTATTTATTAACAGGCATAGAGTCGATGTATGGAGCTAAATCGTCTAGCTCAGGATTTTCTACTAATAATCTATTAACATTTTCAGTTGTTCGATCTAATGCCTTTTGTTTTTCGTGTTCTGGTAACATTTCAAAAAAAGCTAACTCTGCATTAGTATGATCTATAAGAGTTATTATCTCTTCATCAGTAAGGCCAAATTGTTTAGCAAAGTTAACCATATTTAATCTTAGATCATCGCAGCCATCGTCTTGTGGCTCAAATAATAATTTATCTCCCAGTAATGGCATAATTAATCTCTTTTAAAATTCCAGGAGCAAAACGATTTTCAACAATATAACTATCGCCTTTTGTTTTGCAGTCAGGTTCAATTCTATCTAACCAAAATCCTTCAGCACTTTCATTTAAAGGTGTAAAGGTAGTGTAATCTTTATATCTTTCTATTCTAAAATTTGGGTAGTCATTAAAGCACGGATCACACGGTCCACCCATTGCTTCTAATCTTTCCTCAAAAGCTTCATCCCCTATTTCCTGGAGGAGTTTTTCTTCCTCCTCCATGTACCATCTTTTAGTACCACCCATTATTTACTCCATGCATTGTTAAATTTATTTTGTATTTTTTCATCTCTAGCTGCGTCTTCTAACCAGTGACTATAAATTTTATGAGTTGTGTTGATATCAGCATGACCCATAATTGTTGTTACGGTCCAAACCTCATCCTGAAAATTTTGTAAAAGTTTAGATGCAAAATAATGTCTTAGATCATGCCATCTAAAACTATCAATACCAGATGCTTTTTGAGCTGGTATTAAAACTTGTCTCATAAAATAATTTGGACCAAGAACAGTTCCTTGAGCAGTTGAGAAAACTAAATCATTATCTGTAGAAAAATGAGATTTCATTTTCCAGACTTGTAATGCTTCTTTTAATTCTAATCTTAAAGGAATATCTCTAACACCAGCTTTTGTCTTTGGACCTTTGATCTGATTATTTTCATCAGCAGATTTGTTTACAGACAATTTGTTTTTTTCAAAATCAATATCGCCCCAGGTAAGAGCTCTTTGTTCACCAGCTCTCAGTCCAGTAGATGTTGATAATAAAATTGCTAGCTTACTTACTTCATCTTCAGCAGCATCAAGAATAGCATTTATATTATTGTCAGAAATTTTCTTAGCAAGATTATCTTCGTAACTAATTTCTCTTTTTACTAAATCTTCTAATACAATTTCTCTAACAGGATTTGAAGCTGCCCATCTCATCTTCATTGAAAACCTAAAAAAGTTACTTAATGTGATAAGATAATTTTTTACAGTCTTGTATGATCTACCTTCAGCTAATCTTTCAACAAGCTTTTCTAAATCCAAAACATCGATCTCATTAACTGTCTTATGAAAATCAACCATGTTGGCCATAAGAGTTATTTTGTTAAGAGCACCTTTATACTCTTTAGATTTAATTGTACCAGCTTCGTATCTTCTTTCTAAATAAGTTACATAAGCTTGAACGGCATTTGCTACTGTAGTTCTATCACCTACTTTTACAAACACGCCATTGGTCTGCTGCACTAGAACATCTCTTTCATAATCTAATGCTTCTGATTTAGTATTAAAAAGTTTTCTGGATTGGCCATCAGCTGCGATCCATGATTTTGTACCGTTTTTTTTCTTAGTCTTATCTTGATATATTTTCATTGTCATCTCCCTTGACTATATTATGATATCTTAATTGATATCATATGTATATATATAATGACAGGATATGTCATAGTCAAGAGGTATAAAAATAAAACCCGCAAAAACCCGCAAGCAACTTACTCAGAAATTTGCTGTTTTTTTCTCTGGATCGCTCACTGAGGAGGGGTAAACTGACTGATAGTCGCAGAATACCCCCAAAAAGGGTGGCGGGAATGACGGGACTCGAACCCGTAAAATTGACCATTGATAACCTATAATTACTATATTAATTATGTTTTACTATAGATAACTTTTATAAACTATCAATAACTTCTTCTCTAATTCTTCTCTGAAATTTACATTCTCTTTCTCTAATCTTCTCTGAGATTAGTACATAGTTTTTTTAGAACGAGATTTAGTAGATGGCCTTACTACTGAGCCACCAAGTTTTTTAGGGTTGCCAGAACCAGCAGCTTTATTACCTGATGCACTAGTCTTTTTCTTTTTGGATTTAGCACCCATTAAAATAGATTTAGTTCCCATCATAGTTTACTCCTTTTATAGTTAAGAAAATCCGCAGCAGTTTTTACTGACGGAAAAGTTGTTATAAAATCAATTCGACTTTCAGCTCTTGGATCAATCACGCAACATATGCTTTGGCCATATTGCATTTCTTCATAACCTAATCTTTTACCATAATGATCAAAGTGTTTATATCCACGAGCTCTTATTGTATGGCATACACGATCATGACCTGGCTGTTCAAAAGTTGAAGTTGCCCATGTATGAGTATGACCACCAGCAATGATATCGTACTTAGACATAAACATTGCAGCTTTAGTCTGACCAAAATTGGCAGCGTATTGTGATCTACCAGGATGATCATGAGCAGCATGAATTTTACATGATGCATCATTTGAAAATTGTATATCTAAACTTGCAGCCCATTCTTCATAGATAGTTTTTGGCTCTTTGATCCATTCTAAAATATCACCATATGAGCTATGCCAGAGATCGTGGTTACCTGAAATTGCTACAAGAAAATCATCACCAAGGCCATGTTCTTTTCCTAAGAAAAATTCAACAAGCTTCCATGTTTGGTTTACAGTGATAGGACTGCTAGCGTAAAGTTTACATAAATTTCCAATCCAGCTGTCTGCTGTATCACCTAAATTTATAACTTTCATTCCATCGGTATTACGAATAATTTGAACATCATCCATAAAACTTTCAATGTTCATTCCTGGGTTTCCAATATGTGGATCGCCCATAAAAACAATACAGATAGGTTTGTCGTGAGTGACTTTAATTGGCATTAAGTCTCTCTCATCTTTTGCTCTTTTATTATTTTTATAATTTTCAAGCATCCGTTCTACAGTTTTTTCAACGGGCTCTTCTGGATCAAACGGTGGTTTAATATCAAACTCCTCTTGATCACCTTCCTCCATTTTATCGAAGGCTTTATTTAATCTATGGTAGAATGTTGCATAAGACATTCCAAGAGATAGGGCTGCCTTACTGACACTTTTGTCGTGTTGTTTCCATAATGATATTGCTTGATTTAATATTTTATCATCAAGACCTGGTCTTCCAGCTTTGTTATTGCTCAAGATACTCTCCTTATTCTAGTTCTAATTCAAAGTTGACTTCTTGATCATTGTTCATCTCAATTATGTAGTTACAGTCTGTACTCGCACACCGTAAACCTACAATCTCCATTTCTGCTTCATCT